CCTAGGGGGATTGCAATTAGCCTATGCTTGTATGTATAAGTCTAAAATTAGTTGAAAGACGTGTTTCAGCCGATTTTAGCTGAACGTCTACTAGTTTCTATGCATCTTGATGTGGCAAAATAATTGTACCTCCTTTGGGACAATGTATTTTCAACTCATGTGACAGAGTATAACGTCACAAGACCATTTTGTTTGAATATGGGGGACCCACGCACAATACTTTTAGAGTATCCCGTGCACTTTTATTGGTATCCCACGTAAATCTTATCTATCTTGATATATACTAGGAATTTCATTCAATTTTCTACCGTGAGAAGCAATAAAGTACCACCTGTGGACATTGAATGATCTAAAACAGCATAGTTTAGATACTGTCCTGACCATAGATATTGAAGGAGAAAATAATGATATGACGTGGAGCGGAATAAAAGGGGAAGAATATTTAAATATTCGAGGATGTATTATCCTTGCTGCCGAGCTACGAGAAACTTACCTGACCATTACCTATAATAACCTGCCAATGCAGAATAATCAAACTCAAAGAACCTTAGAACGGGGGTCTGGTGTATACCCGTTAGAGATTAGAACACCCAAAACCTTTTTCCAAGAGATGACTAGACCTAGATACGTCTCTATACCGTGTGCTATACACGAGATTTTGCAAGCCGCCTTGCTTCATTTGGACCCTGGTAAAACGATGTATTATGTCATTTTGCCAATTCAATGTGTTGCTTTGATTTGGATGATCATATGCGCCACTAGAATTTATGTTGATTTTATAATTCCTTTAATTATAGATCACCTGAATACCCATAATTTGATGCAAAGCACTGACCCTATACCAACTTCTGAGTCTAACAGAAAGTTGGCAGCCTCTTCCATGAGATATCATGCTGAGGCTGGGCCTGAAAAGGTCACACCTGCCGAACCTGGCAGAGAAATAGACAACAATAATAACAATAACAACAACAATAATAACAATCGAAGACCTCCAAATTATGTTTCTGTTACTATGCCTGCCCAACAAGCTCATACCATACAGTTCACTGATTGGAAACCTGTTATTGATCACCTTGTTAACGTATTATCTGATTTAGGA